GTCTGTTACCATTCTTGCATATTTAACTACACCTAAACTCCCTGTTAAAAATGTTGGATTTGTACTATAATTGTATTCACCATTGTAAAGTCGAACAAAATAGTATGTTGAAGATACAACTTCACTTGTTCTACCTTCGAAGGAATACGACGAAGTATTAAATGACATTGCACCACTAATCGAAGTAAATAATCTGAACGCATTATTCTGATTTATACTAGCAGTGGATGGTGAACGATTTGTATAAAACGATGCACTTGCATCGAGAGCTTTACCGTTTAGAACAATAACACCTTGATCTGGGTAAAATAATCCCCACGGCGTTGTGTCTGGTGTGTAAGTACCATTTGCAATCGAACCACTTACTACGTTATAGACTCTGCCACCACCAACCGTGTATTCGGTTGAAGATGCACCAGAGTCGTCTATGAGTGTTATGACGTCGGCAGATGTTGCTATAGATGCTGAAGTGGTCGCACTTAATTTACCGATAGAAAGTTGCCAATTACTTGTGTCTACTTTGTCTTTATATCTGGCTCTGTTGACGTTAATAATGTAAACATATTCAGATGTTTCTGAATTTTTAAACGTAAATGCATTTTCACCAGAATCTAAAAGTAATTGCTTATATTGCTTGTAAACTGCTTTTGTTGGATAATCATCTATATTACCAGTACCGCGGTCAGATCCACTACCAACAGAATCACCATAAGCGACTGAAAATTGTGGTTCCGCAATTACTAAATTAGATGAAGTATTATAAATCTCGTAGTAATATCTTTTCTGATTACTATTCTGATAAGAACTTGTATATATGGCATAAAGAGTAGCCCGACTATTTGACCACAATGGAGAAGTTACAACTTCTTTTTGACCGTCGGAAACGTCTACGTCTTCAACGAAGGGAGTAAAGATTCTCCCATTTTTTAAAGCCAAACGAAGTTCGGAACTAGAGTTTCCAGTTATTTCAGCCATAATTTTAATATTCCAGTTTTACAGTAACGGATAATTCAGAGTTAAAGTTCTTCTTAATTGGTTTACTCATCTTAGCAACAGCGAGCAATTCACGATTTTGATTATACAATCCGATTGAAGTTACGTAAACATTTGGATTATTTACAAACTTAGTGTCTCTGATTGAATTTAGTGAACTACTAACGAATGTTGGATTATTTGAGTAGTTAGCAGATGCCGGTCTTACTCTAACATAGTAGTAAGCAACTTCTTTCTTTTCTACACTTCTAGCTGTAAATCCATATCCAGTTCCAAGTACACCCGAACCACTTATCGATTTAAACAGTTTGAATGAGTTATCACCTGCAACACCACTACCAGTTACCGTGTTGAATGATGCACTTAAATTGAGAGTCGCGGCATCAAGTACGATGACAGCATTATCTGGATATACAAGACCGTAGTAGTGTGGTGCAGATGGATTGTAAATACCATTTGCAATAGAACCACTCACAAGATTTCTAACAGGAAGTGGTATTCCCTCATAACCGAGAGAGTCATTGGCATCACCAGAATCATCTATAAGTGATATAACTTTATTTGATGAAGATGGGACAACATTACTTCCAGTGAAAACATTGTTTGCATAAGCACTACCGCTAAGTTCTACAAGGTTTAATTGGAAATTACCTGGGTCTAATTTATCCTTGAATCTTGCACGATTAAAGTTTACAACGTAGATGTGTTGTATATCTACACCGTTTGCCATCGTAAATAATTCATCTCTACCGACCGCACTTCCACTATCTGCCAAACCTTCCAACAACATCGAACGATATTGTCCGTATATTGCCTTTGTTGGTGTATCACCGACTTGACCACCACCAGTTGCAGAACCAGACCCAGCATAGTGTCCGTAAGCAACAGAGAACATCTCTTCATCACCACAATCGGATGATGCCGAGTATGCAACTTGGTAATGGTAAGTTTTTGAACCAGACCATTGCGTTGAACTTGTAAAGAATGTTAGAAGTTCACCGAGTCCGTCGGCCCACAGACCTCGTGTTGTGATACTCGTTTCCATTGGTGGTTGAAACCCAGCACCGGGTAATTCCTCGAACCCCATGTAGACACCATACGCAGTGTCAGCCGTTGTACCATTTGGACTAAGTTTGTTATATTCAAAAGCCATTTTTTTACCTCAAAAATATCTTTACAAGTAAATCAATTCAATTAGATTGAAGTTGTATTTGCATTAATGTCATTAACAATAGAGATAGGTATAACGATACGACCGCCGGTTTCGTTTCCTGTGATGATAAGCTTTGTTGTCTTTGTTACTGCCGGATCAAGTTGTTGTGCTCTTGGTGTAAGAGCAAACTTGATTGTTGCGAAACTTTCACCACTTGGTGGTGTAAGAACGGCTGTAATTGAAGTTGCTGGGCTCATTGCATTTGGTGGATTAACGAGAGCCGTTCCGGTTCCTTTATCACCAACCATACTAACATATGTGTTATCTAAAAGCATCGCTGTATAACCAGCTGTTCTATTAAAGATGTTCTTCGATTTATCCGCATCAGGTGCACCTGTGAAATATGTTCTAACTTCAATAAAGTTAAGACTATCTGTGCTTGCCTTGACTGTAATTGTTGGTTTGCTAGATTGTAGATATGGTATCTGTGAAACACCACGAGGTAAAGTGATTAACTTATACTTCATTGATTGTGTTTCATCAGGTACGGCTTCTGTAACTGGCATATGTTCGATTACTGTACCATAATATGCAGAACCGAGAGGGTGTGCTGGATTCCACAAATCGTAATCCACCTCATCGTCAGCGAGAGCAAATTGAGTGATTTGGAACCCGTTAGCAGTTCCCCGACCCATCGCTAGAAGCTCTCTACCCCTCTTGGTTAAAATAGCGTCTACTGTAATTGTGCTGTTATCCAAATAACCCATGTTATTTCTCCTTCTTAAAAAATTTGTTTGTTTATCTAAACATAAATATACGTCAAATAAAAAAATTTTATTTTCCTATCAAATTACCACGGTCAAAATACGTGTTATAAATAATTTGAGTAGAACCAACATTATGTACTTCAACAACGGGTTTACTGTCTGGTGTATTTCTCGTATTTACATTTATATCAGGTCCAACTAACTTGCTACCGATAAAACGATGGTTTTGTAAACCTATTGCAGCATTTTGTTGATTTGTTGTTTTTGATGATGTCAACGACGAAGAATAAAATAAATTAGCAACCATGTCCTTTGAACTACTATAATATAAATAGTATACACTATAAAAACCGTCTTGTCTTGGTGTTTCGATAAACTCCATTAAAGCTGTCAATTTTGATTGTGCATTAGTTCCAGTTGCCCATCCCAACCCATATCCGTAGTCAATACTTTCAGTTGTTTTTGAAATATTTTCTCGTATGTATTTTGTATTTGTTTCTATATCAAACGAACCGTAGTTTTCAAGACTATTATACAAACCAGACATACCATATATGTCCGAGCTGTTTCTGTTTAAAACCGTCATTGATATACTGTTTAAGTTTGAGTCCAAAGAAGGAGAAACCATATCAGTTATTGAACTTTCCATTCCGTTATATGTAGCATCTGGATTAGATGTTTCCACTAAAATAGAACTTTCAACGTTATTATAATTTACTTGTGGATTCGATGTAATTACTGCAACAGACGTTTCTTTATTCTCATACATTATCTGTGGACTTGGTTTTGATATAAGAACAGAACTTTGTTGACTGTGGTAATTTACCGCCGGCGATGGTGAGTCTACTCCAATAATTGTTTCTTTATTGTTGTAAGTTATAATTGGAGAAACTATCGAAGCAGTTACAATACCGACTTTATTTTCTGGTGCAGTTGTGATAATCGTTTTATTTGGAATATCATATTCACCTTGAATATCATCGGCTACTTCACCGTCGGTAATATCAAATCCAATCATTTGGATTGATGTTGCCTTTGAAATATACTCCATCTTTGCAACAGCCGAAGATGAAAGTTCAGTTGTTCTAAATACGTTATTAGCTTCGCCGCTGATATTCTTACCAATATTACCTACTTTTGATCTTTCGAGTATATTTGGTTCAACAACAACACCCAATATAGGATTGGCCCTAGCAGGGAGAGTTTGTCTGATTTGGTCAAACACACTAAAATCAAATACAGAGATTAAGTCCAGATAAGCATTAAAGTCATTTTTGTTTGGATATTTTTGCCAGTATTCTCGCGATAACCATCTTAAATTCGGATAATATCCTTTTGATATGTTTGAATAATCACCAATGTAATCGTCAAGAGCAACACCACCAAGAGATTCGTAAATATCTTCGTTGATTACACTTTGTGGTGAAAATGCAATCATCAATTTGTTTGAATCAACGGAGTATTTATCAAATGCAGAAACTTCAGCACTTCTATCCGTACTTAATCCAGCAATAAGAGAACCAGAGTCTATACGAACTTTTTCGGTGTATATTGTGTTGTTACCAAGTGTAGCAACTTCCATGTTGTATGTTTCAACTATGGATTCAAATGCACCAGAATTGAATCCTTGAAAATGGGCAGATTTTGAAGAACTATAAAATGATGTTTTTGTTTGGTCTGGATGTGAACTTGATAAACTTGTTGTTACAGCTACGTTGAATTTTTGCCAGAATTTGAATTGAGCTTGTAAATCATAGAACGATGATGTTTCTGTATTACCATTGTATGCACGTGCGGAAAGTACATGGTTGTTGAAAGAAGATTCTGTCAGTGGTGCTGACCAATATCTTAACTCAAACACCGAACCTGATAGTATTTTATCAGTTTGTGAGTTCGAACCAGAACCAATGTATAGATTACCGTCGGAAGACCATGCTTGGTTATAACTACCGCTTAAACTTCCACTCACAACTATACTTGCAGAACGTTCGACTGCAATCTTCCCGTATTTATTTGTCTTTACGAAGAAATCATAAGTCTGTATCGACGAAGTAGAATCATTTGAAAGACTTCTACGAATCATCAAGTTTAATGGAACGTCATCATAAAAATATTCATCCGTGATGGATGCGGTTGCATATGTTGTACCATTACCAATGTAAAAATAGATAGAACCCTTTTCAACATCAGTTCCATTTTTATTCATCGTCACAAACCAGTCAACTCTGCTTCCAGAATTTTTTTGTAAGAGTGTTTGAACTGGGTCGGCCGAATACTTATAAAGTTTGTTTGGCTCCATCTTCCAACGGAACGTCAGAGTATCAGGATATTGCCAATTACCGACTGCATTATTTACCTTTTCCCAAGGCGTTCTGATATAATGTTGATGTGTTGGTACTGGATAACTACCGGAGAAATTCAAGTAGTATGTGTGTTTTTCCCACTCGGCTCTTGGTATAACACCCAAGTCAGCATTATCCGGTCCACCATATTCACGAATCGTCAAAAGTGTCTGTGGTATACCATAAGCAGCAAGAAGTGCCTTTACACCACGAGATGTTCCCTTTGATTTATAGATGTATGGAAGATTGTTGAGAATACGTCTCCAAACTTCCTTCGTTCTTTCTTCTTCCGTTTTAGCAAGATATTTGTTTGTTGTAGTTTTACCAGTCCAAATCGGTTCACCACTTCCACTCACACCAAGTGCATATTCCCATAGGTCTTTTGTCTGTGTTCCGTGTGAAAGTGTCCATCCAAGATTTCTTGTTGCATCAAAAATAAGATCTTGGGACATACCAGATTTTGGATTTTCTTCACGTAAATTCTTTTTCAGAATGTGATCGGTATATGAATACATGACGTCAAAGTGTTGGCCAATCATATTCACAAATGTTGTGAATTGATCGTTATCATCATCTTCTCTCAAATACTCTGGTATCGCTTTGTTTAATGAGTTGTAATTCTTTAAGTCATAATTACTTGCACTGACTATTAAGTTATCATACCAATCTTGTGTCTGTGATGAACCTGACGTGTAGAATTTGTACTTACCTTCTTTTGTTGCTATATTATAATCAGAACCAGTTACTTCATATTTTGGATATGGAGTTATTGTTGACGCCGATTGGTATGTGTAGTAATTACTGGCTGTTGTTTCGTAATACAACCACTTTTCAAAGGAATCAAACCCACTAATTGTTTTATCACGAAGTCCACGTATCTTTACTTTGTTTGATGCAACTGAGCCCGTGTATGTGTCTAACAATACCAGTTCATTGTTGTACCGTTCAATTAATTCCATCTTGTAGACAAAGTTGTCTAATCTATCTTCCGCCGATGAATAAAATACAAAGTTTTCAAACTCTCTAAAATCTACGTTTAGTTGAACAGGTATATTACTTGACGAAATGTACCTGTCTAAAATTTCTTGTGAAGTCTGAACATTTGTAGATAGAATCTCGTTCCAAGATTTATAGTCAGTTTCCGTTGAAATCCAATAATCCCTGTCAACCTCAAAGTTTGGTCCTCTTAGTCTATTGGGTTCTACTGGTAATTCTTCTACTATGTAATTAACCGTATCAATGTACGGCTTCATTAGTTCTTCAGCGACCCAACATTGGAAGAAAATATCTAAGTCGGCTGGCAGTGGTTCATATAATTTTACAAAGAAACTATTGATACTTCCGTTGAAATTTACATTTGGTGATACGTTGATTATGCTGACAATCTTGTTTTCACCAAAATTCAAAACCATTGTTGGGAAAGATGGTGTTGGTTTCAAGTAAGAAAGAACAAAGTTCTTTATTTGTTCAACACCTTCTTGTGAATCAGGATTTACAAGTGAAAGTTTTAATTCCGTTCTATCCGTTGATATGTCAGAGATAAAAAGTTTTATACGGCTATCATATCCACCAATCCAATTTTTAAAAAAGTTATAAACAACTTTGTAGATACCCGGTAGATTTCTAGTCGCTCTCATATCTCTATGGACATCCATAGATGCGGCTGTTCCATCTACTTTCCAAGATTCTATGTTGTATAACGAAGAGACATATGCACCATTTGGTAAAAATGTATGGAACTCATATGGATCTGTTGGAGTTGGTGGTGGATCAACAGATGGAACTACGGGTTTCTTTTCTAAAAGATTGTTATCTTCTAAAGTAACACGTATACCTCTAATCGGAAGATTAGTTTCTAATATTTCGTCAATATTTTTATATTCAAAATTTGCCATTTTATCTTCCTATTGACGGACCTCCTAGATTTGTAGGATTGCCACCGAGAGGACCAGAAGGACCACCTGGTGGACCACCACTGGTCAAAGTAGATGTTCCTCCACCCGATGATGTACCCCCACCAGATGTTCCTCCACCTGTACTTCTTAGTTGATTTTTCAAATCTTCCAATTCCTTTTTGAGAGCATTTATTTGGTCATCCTGTGCTTTATTTGCTGCGTTTGCTTGATTCACAACAACTTGGGAAAGTGCATCAATTGCCGATGTTACAGTTGTCATCTGACTCGTAACATTATCTTGAAGATTTGTAAGTGTTTCATCAACAGTTTCTTGAAGATTTTTAATTGACTCATCTTTATCTTCTATCTGTTGGTCTTTTATCATGTTGTCCATTGCAATAGAATCTATAAACGACTCATGTTCTATCTCCGAGTCCACCATTGATTCTATGAGTTCTTGTTTTGCAGCAATAATGGATTCCAAGTTTTCTATTTTTGCCTGTAATCCAGCTACTGAATTTTCATCTTCGTTTTTAAGATTTGATATGTCTGACAAGAACAGATCCAATTCTGCACTTGTTGTCATACCCTCTATTTTTCGAAGTATATTCCTTTCAGATGAAACAGCTTCTGGTAAACTTTCGAATCCTCGCTGAACAATATATGTAAATCTCTTTGTTGTAAATCTTTCGTCAAGTATAGGAACTTTAATTCTTCCTTTATTTCGGAATATATTTTGGTAAGACATAAGTCTGCCGTTTTCATCTCTGACTAGTTCTACGTCTTCCGCAAAAATATCCGTGTTTACTTTTATCAGTTCTTCCAACAAAGTTTTAAGTTGTTCTGATGGTAGAACGCCAGTCTCACTTCCCGTTAAGATTTTTCTTACGATATAGTAATCGAAAGCATCCAAGTCATATTGTGATATACTGTTTATTGCATTTTTTATGGCTTGTGCATCTCTTGTACCTAACAACGATGATGCTTGTTTCTGTTCATTTATAAACTTTTTAACAATCTCATACTCATAACCTTGTTTAAAAGACTTAAACTTTTCAAGGAGATTTAATCTTTCATCCGAAGTTGTTTGCTTATATCGTTGTAATTTTATACCATTACTTTTGAAGAATTCGAAAAATTCATCATAGGTATTCATCGTAAAATTTGGAAAATTATCAAGGATATATTCCGCTTGATTTATATCGATGTCTGCAAGGAAAAGAAACTTTACCAAATCAACTTGGGTACTCATCTTGTAACCTTGAAGTAATAGTTGTTATCAAAAATCTGGACTGTATCTCCACCGTCTGTTTCTGTTTTTACAACTACGCGATAAAATCTTTCTGGTTGAAATGAATCCATCCAAAGATTAAAATAGTTTCCATCGGAATCACAACTTATTTTTGAACCTGTACTATTAAATGGTAGGATTATTTCGTCTGTATGTGCATCCCTAATTTCGTAGTAGGATGATGTTGGAATATAGTAATTTTTAGTATAATACGATTGAGTTGTATATTGTTTCTGTGGGTATCTTGTGTTCGTATTTATACGAATTTTCGCCTTTTCATTTTGTGTGTATGACTTTTTGAGTTTAACATTCAACAAAAGATTTTCATCAGATACCTGCGTCAAACTTCCAGTTGTAAATGATGAATCGTCCCAAACAATGTGAAGTCTCGGAACATATATTGTATTACTATCCGTTCCAAAAAATTTCAAACTACTATATGTTTCTGTTGATGATTCAATATCATTACTGAATTTTAGAATCATACCGTCGTTGTTAAATCTACCAGAACCAGTTACCCATTTTTTTACAATTTGAGTGACATCCATGTAAATATCAGAAGACTCGTATGTAAATGATTGTGTACATTCAAGATTATCAAAATTCCACCATGTACCACCACCTTCTGTTGTAAAGTAAGATGAGGTAATATTTGCTGTCAAATTTACACCAAAAAGTATATTTGCATCTACCCAAGTTTGTGATATACTGTCCCATTCGTAATCTATAATTGCAGGTGGTATTTCCCACTCGATTCCCGTGGACTTCGATGTTCTGTATTTCCACGATACACCATCAGTTGTTACCGGTGTATTATAATAACGACCTGTTCCATTTGTCCATGAAGAACTCAACGGATAAGCGTATACAGTATATTCCTGTGGTATTTCTCTAACTTCTGTTGATCGAAGTGCAAGATAGTATTTTGCAGTAGAAAGTGGTATTTTCCCAGAGTTTATTTTTTCTTGGAGTGGTGCCGTATCAAACTTCAATAAGACACGGCTATTGTATTTTGAAGTACCGTTGTATTCATGAGTTAATTCAAGAACAGAATCCAATCCAGTATTTTTTGTTTCGGATTTTTCATAAATAGTTGCGTCTTTTTGTGCATAAAGTGTGTATATCATCCGAACGCCCTCACTCTACCAATGATGTCATTGTTAGGATATTTGATTTCAAAAATCGACGGGTCAAGTGATGGGAAAAGTATCCCATCTCTTGTTGCCAATTGAATATCGTAAGCATTTCCAGAATAACCCAATGTTGGGTCATACAAATTAACTATTCTAACATCAACAACAGTTTGTACACCCTCGACTTTATCAAGTTCTGTGTAAATGTTGCTAATTACAATAGGTTGGTTTACTTGCCATTTCTTGACATCAAAGTATTTTTTCAATCTGTCTATACAACGAAGTATAACTTGATTACCATTTTGGTCTGGCATCGTTATTATGTCAAACTCTATACCAAGATTGATAATATAAGCATCTTTAATGTTAATTGCATCTGTCAACATTCTATGATGACCAAGATACAATTTTAAGTTTTCTTTTGTTGCATCATTTATTCTTGTAAGATTACCGTTCGAATCATACCCAAGAACATAAAAGTTAAGTGCAAGTGGATTAACAACACGGTCACTATTGTATATTGACTCAGCTGTTAATTGGTCATCTTTTGTTATGTATGCCTTTGCAATTGAACCATATTTTTGTGGTAAACTATAAGCACGTATAATGTAATCTTCCTTTGTTACCGCACGATTTTGTGAAGCAAAGTAAGCAAGTGCATTCTGACGAATTTCATCAACAGTTTCACTTTGTTTTGCACCTACCGCTGGTTCTGCGTTCGTTACGGCTAAACTACCGATTGCCTGACGATAGAGATTTTGATTTAATCCCGTCTCATCTAGTAAAATACTTCTTGTTTTTAATCGTGTGATTGTTTCACTTGGAACATTATCTTTTATACCACCACCAGTTGTGTAATACAAAGTAAGTTCGGTGTTATTTGGTGCAAGACCATATGTTTTTGTGTATAGAAAATTTGACGGGTCAATATCGATAGATGCAACAGATTCCATACCAATCAAAGATGAACCGATTAAATCTGGATTTGGTATCAACAATTCGTCATCCAAATCAGATACGCCGGCACCAAATTGAATTTCTGTTTTACCATTGTCAAGTTGTCTAGTTGAGAATCTTCTTGATACTTTTCTCAACTTCAAGAGATATGGTGTTTCTTCTCTATATGTTGATAATTGTCTATCATTACGAGCAATGTTTGGTGTTGGTTCAAAAATAGTATCTTGTGCCAAAAATGGAACGTGATACCATTTGTTCCCATCCGAGTCGATTGCATATAATATGTCTATTAAAGTTGATTCTTCTAATTCAATCTTATCATATGGTTTTGGGTCGGTAAATGTATATGTCTTGGTTTTAATTACACCAGAGACGGCATTGGCTGACTTTTTAAGAAGATAAAATGTTGGTTCGTTTGTCATATCATCGACTTCAAAAATAGTTACTTCAGTTGGATCGAATGAACTGCTAAATTTAAAATCAAGATAATCAGTTGTTCTAAATTCCGTAGATATATTTCTATTATCTGATGCAACCACCATTCCAGGTTCTATTGCAAATGCGTATGAAAAGTCGGGTTTATTATTTACACCACTACCAATCGCTGGAATAATTTGAAATACGTCTAACTTTACATTTGAAGCAATATTTGTCTTTGGTTTATAACCAAGAGATTGTGCAATGTCTAAAATATTCTGACGTTCTGATGCTTGAAGTATCAACGACTCTTGTAGTGCTGTATCTGTATAATAAGACAGTACATCACCAACATAAGCAGCCATCTCAAGAAACATCATACCAGGAGATGATTCATTAAAATCTTGGTAGGTATCTGGAAAATAATTCTTGGCAAAATCTATGAGGTTTTGCTTTAACGAAGGGAAATCTCTTGAGAGATACCTGATGTCTTTTTTTACTAAATCCGCCATTAGTTTTGTGCCTCTTGAATCCGTAAATTACCTGTATCAGATATAAATATCTGAATGGGTAAATATATGTTCGTTCCCGTGATTTTGAGTTCGAGAAATATACCAATGGCATGATACGGGTCATCGACTCTACCGTCATCTGCCATATTAAAGTTTACATCCAAACGAGTAATGTTCAAGTATGGCAACCAAGTTGTTATTGCAGATATTATATCACCCTTTATCTTTTCTTCCAAATCACCTTCACTGTTTATATTTTCAAACAAAATGAACCGCAATTCACTTCCAAAGTCAGGTTGCATATATCTCTCCCCTTTAGCGGTAGAAAGAAGATTCTTGACGTTTGAAAATGCCTGTTGTCTATTTGTATAGCTTTGAAAAAATATACCATTCGGATTATTGAAAGGTATTGTTACACCAATAGGTTTAGTGTAATAGTTTATAGAAGAGCTTGGCTCATTTATAATGATACTCTTTCTTCTAAATCGAGCCAATTATTATCTCCCTTTCTTTTCGTTAATTTTTGCCATCAGTGCAGAATAATCTCTGGTGAGAGCTTGTGCAACTTCGGGAGCAACTTCATTTGGATTTACACCAGATGGTGTTGCGTTAATTACTCCACTTCTGTGATTTGCAAATGCATTTAATGAATTGGAATTAAAAAACATTTCTTCTCCACCATCGTAATTATTTGGGTCATAATTTTCTTGTAAACCCCGACGAGTTTCTTCAAGTATGTCCTGTACTGCTGAAAACTTGGAGTTTCCAACTGGTTGTTTCTTCTTTGGTTGTGTTTTTTGAACCATTCCATTTGTTGCTTGCTTATAAAGAGAAACACCATGTTGTATTGTTTCCTGAACAGGTTTCTTTTGAGATTCTTTTAATCTCTTGTCCATTGCATATTCGATTTCTTCTCTAATGATAGAACGAATTTCTTTTAAAAATGCCTTTGTATCCATCTATTCACCCTTAAAATTTTGTGTTATACTAATAATTAAGTAGTTATTATATTTTTACTTATAATCTAGACGACTTATTTCGAAGTGCATACCGTCAGGAGTACCAGACCACCACCCACCCCAGAAAAATCCCCATTTTATAGCGGAAGCAACAAGTTGTCTTACCGAACCTTGTTTTCCAATTAAAGCAGGTGTTCTTCCCATATCATTCCACGCCATGTTTATATCAAATGCAATACCCCACGCATGACTACTCAAAGGACGATTGGGCCCACGAGTGTGTCTAACAAATCTTGGTGAATATGCCTTTGGACTAAAAGTTATAACTGTGTCTAATAGACCCAACTGATCCCACTCATTCCAAAGACCCTTCAACTGATCTTCACCTCTAAAATGAAAATTTGTACCTTCTAATCCAAATTTTCTTAATTGCGGTATTCTTACAAATTTTATGTTGTCTCTTTCAAAATTATTTGTTATTTGGATATAATCACCACCAGTCGGCCTATATGATATGGAACCAAAGATTGATGATTTTTGTTGGTTTGATAATTGAGGAACGTCTGCTCTTGTTTTCAACTTACCATACTTAAATCCTTTTGGTATAACATTTCCGGTGTTATCAATTTCAAATCCAGCATTACCATTAACAAGAAAATAAAAATATCGTTCTACATTTTTATGGCGGTATTGATAACCATCAGATGACCCCTTAACCGCAGCAGTTATTGTTTTTGTTGTTCCCAAACTAACATTATTTATATAGACCCCTCTATGGTTTTCCCACCACATAAGTGCACTTAAAAAAGCAAACTTTGGATTTTCAGAGATCAATTCTGGGTTCTTTAAAAAGTCTACATTATTTTTTTCGAATGAACCATTTTGTCCAAACATTTCATTCATACGTTGATATTGTATTTTACCAGTTATTTGAATCACACCATGACCTCTATACGCATACCCCTCCGTACTTCCTTTGTAAAATCCAGGGTCTATCTGTCCGTTAGGTGGTGGTGTTCCTTTTTTAACATTTTGTTTTGTGTTCACCGCCTGTGATATTTTATTGAACGTATTTCCATTAGTTGGCCCAGAACGACTACCGTAATACGCATCACTCATACCATTTACAGACCACGGTGTTATACCAAATCCATAGTTTGAAAGCTTTGATTCTTTATACAAGAAGTTATTTGGGTCTTCACGTCTTACTCTACCACCGAACGATTTTCTCAAAGATTTTTCCGATGTGTAATAAACATATTCTGTTACACCCCGTATACTTTCCGCTGATATTTGTCCAAGAAAGTTTGCAACCTTTTCACGAGTATCTATTCCAAATTTATTGACCATCAAATCTGCATATGGTTTAATAAATTGTGGCAACATTCTATCTGGCATTTCTTTTATTCTTTTCACTAAATCTTGTTTAGTTGCTGGATTAGAAACAGACTTTAATTTATCTTGTGCTGATGTGTAAACATCACCAGGACCAGTTAGTTGAGATGATACACCTTTATTTCTTGCTTTATTCTTTTTTAGACGTTCACCACCGGATGGTGTATTAAAGATTGTTTTACCACCATTTCTGGCAGACTTAACAACAGCTCCAGTTATGATGTCTTCTTCAATAGACTCACCAGCAATAACACCTCTATTTGTTTCTTGTTCTTGTTCCATGATTAATTCACTCATTCCGTTGGTTTTTCTTCCCCAGTTACTTCACTAGGGTCTGGGAATTGTTGATTATTTTCAACCGCACCTACGTCACCTTCCGCAACAGAATCCATAAAATCACTATCAAATGTAGTCGACCCCTTTGTAAAGTCTGGGTCTACATTTAGTCCATCTATCTTTTCACCTGTGATTGGATCTATAACATCATAGTCTCCCATGTTGTTAACATATTTTTGCCATTCTTTATCATAGAACCAAGTGATAGTGTCTTTATCACGAATACCATACATTCTATTCCTATTTGGATCCCACAGAGTATTCCCTTGCCACTCAGTCCCAGTTTGTATATCTCGTGGAGAAAGTGAGGTTTCATTTGGATCAGATTTTGGTCTTACGGGCTCTTGACCTTGATTTCTTTGTTCTTGTTTTTGTTCTCTTTCTTGTTCTTTTGCCTTCGCTTCTTCACTAGGACCACTACTGAACTCGTTTACAAATGCAAGTTGGGATTGTAATTTTTCAATCTTCTGTTGTATTCCTTTTACTTGGGATTTCAAATTTATAAACGCTGGGTTGTTTATTGGAAACCCAGAAGGCCCGACTCCGGTTGGTACGGTTAATTGAGTAACAGTGGTTAAAAAACTAGAGAGTATATTACACAACTCATTTAACCAATCCATAGTACGGTCGCCGAGAAGAATTGGTGATTTTGCGTTTATACCAAGATTTATTCGTTTTGATTCAGTTTCAACCACTTGTTTACCATCAATAGAAATTGCCTTTTCAGAGGAAAGACCTATACCTTCCTTTGAAAAAGCAATCAATTCTTGTTTCCGTGCATTGAAAACTAAACGGTCTGACGCAATTATAACTTGATTTCCACCAAACTGATTCTTTACATACAAATCAACACTCTTGTCTTTTATAGAAGGTGTGTATGTAGATGCTGGTGTGAATTTCACGGATTGACCAGATGTCATCCATATTGAAGCATCGTCTGTATCTGGGTTTTCAGCAATAAATTCGTTTTCTTTTGATTTACCGGCATTATTTCCATTTGAAATAACAAGTATTGGATTTCCAATACCACCCAATCCAGGTTTCCAATACGGTGGTATTGGATAATTTCGTCTCTCATCAATACTTGAAGCAAATCGAATCGATTGTCCCCATCTACCTTCAAGAATAATATCACCAGAATAAGGTTGAACGGGTCTTACATCAAGTCTCTCACCAAAAGTTGGATCTATTGTTGTTCCCGTTGCTTTATTTTTTGATGATTTAGTTACAACACCAACCTGAGAGTTTTCTCTTTTTTCTTTATTTTTTGAATCTGTTTTTGATAAAGTTTCAGATACACCAGGTAATCCGTTAAGATGAACCGAACTTTGTATTGATATAGGATTTGTGAAATAATACTCTTGACCGTTTCCAAGATAAGAGTTATATGCAGTTGGTCCTTTTAGGAGCAGTACAACTTCACCAGCTATTGGAATATTTTTTAAGTTAGCATCGAGTGCACGTGCTTGAATTGTGCTTATGGATGCCTGTGAGCCGAATGAACTTAGAATTTTACATTTTATTGTGTATAATTTTTCTTTATCTTTACCCGAAAAATCTACATCAACAACTTCGGCTGTTACTAGCTCATATTCCTGTCCGTTGAGTATCGTCTTTTGGGGGTTCATTTACTTTGATTTCCTCTACTGAATCACCGATTGATTTGATCTCTTTTAGAAGAGCATCCTTTTCTTCATCTGTTAAGAAAGAATTACCTTCTTCTCCCTTGTTTGAAACCATTCGTTGAACAACAGCAGCCATCTTTACAAGATGCTCATCATTCTTAACAGATACTTCCATATAGTCCTTGATAACAGGCACAAGAAGAGCAGCGTCACCTATGTTTGTGATAAGTGGCTTCAAATCAGCAATAAGAAGATTGATTTGTCTATCTTTCTTCTTTTGGTTATCGTAGATGTCTTTCAACAAATCCGAGAACTTTTTGCTTCCAAATATTTCTGTATCAAATCCCATATATTATAAATATCTAATCTTCAATAATGTCTTGTAAATCAAACCAACTCAAATTTGTAATATCGGCACCATCGGTGTATTCTTTGTATAATTTAAAGTAAATATACTTTACCCGATTTATTACGTTTGTAATGTTCTGTGTTTTAATTCCTGTTCTTTCTCGTATCAGAATATACAACGCTTTCTTATTATAATTTTCTATATTGTCACGCGTTCTGAATAGATAAAGAACAGAATCGGCAACTTGTATATCTTTGTTTTTTATAAAAATCAAAGGTAAATATTTTTCCATAACATCAACAAAAAGGTCAATAAAGTCCCTTTGTTCATCAATGAATTCTGTTCGCAGTTGCTCGTTTACGATATTTCTTTCAGAGTCAATAGATTCTATACTGTTTCTTTTTTTGTACTGATAGTAGTTCTTGTTATTTTCTGCAATCAGATAATTCTTTGCTACAATAGAAAAATAAGAAAAAGCTTTGAATCCGGTTGTTTCATCATACTTTCCAATTTTTTCATGTAAGAAAGCGATTACCTCATGTTTCACGTCTTCGTGAGGTACATCAAAGTTATAAAACTTAAATCGGTGAATCATAATTTCTGCCAGTTTATAAAAGGCAGGATGGATTCTTTTTGTGTAAATTATATTTTTTTCAATTTGGTCATCGCATTTGTTGTAAGCGATAATTGCATCTTCTGTTTCTTTTGTAAAATAAACATTTTGTTTACGTTTTACAGGAGCTGTACTCATTTAATCCTCCCGTTAAATTTTTTAGATACTTCTTCTTTTTCATCTTCGGATTCTTCCATTTCAAGATATAACGCAATATCATTTATTATCTTCTTCAACTCTTTGAAGAAATATCCAACTTCGTCATCAGATTCGAAAGAACCATTCTTATCTAATTGTTTTAGGTAAGACCTTTGACTCATCACCCTACTTCGCATTGCCATAATAAATGACTGATCTTCGGTTGCTGATTTTTCTAGATTAGAATAAAGTTCTTCTAAAACATCGTACTTCTTGTAAAGATTATAATTGATATAAACAGAAACAGAAAGAAGAATAAATAAAAATATAAGGGATAGAACCATTATTACCTCGAAAATTTTGGTTGAATGATGGTATCTATAATACCAAGTTCAATCGATTCTTCGGGTGAGAGATAATAATCTTTAAGGATTTTGTCTTTCCAAAACAAAGAATCTCGCTTAGAGTTAGATGTGATTATGTTAATCAAAATTTCTTCCAGCTTTTCCGTGTGTTGGACATTTGCCTTCATATCCGAAGACTTACCATAAATACCAGAGCTGATTTCGTGGAACATGATTGTACTATTCTTTGAAGCAACACGATTACCTGTTCCCGCGCAAAGAAGAAGGGCAGCAGCTGACATTGCACGTCCACGGCAAATTGTATTGACCTTGATATTTAGACTTTGCATAAAGTCAATCATACCAAGTGCCTCATAGACATCACCACCGTCTGAGTTGATTACCACGTTAATAGGGTCGTTCTTCTTTTCCTCACCCCTCATGTGGATTATTGCCTTAATTTTCAAGGTAAAGTCATAAAGAGTACCGTCAGCTATATCACCAAACAAATAAATGGTTGAACTTTCTACGTCAATCCCATAATCCATTTGAGCGAGTGCTTCTTTCCAACGAACGGGTAAATCTTCTGTTTGGTCTGCCTTTGTCTTGTTTGTCTTGATTTCATCAATCTCTTCTTCATACATATTTGCCATAACCATACTCCTTTTACTTTTTAGATTTTTTCTTTACAACACGTTTTTTGTATTCACTCACTATTTTGTCATCAAGTGAATCTTTCTTTTTTGTCTTTACCGAAGGTTTTTTTATCACCTCTTTTATTTCCGTTGGTGGTAATGTTCCGAATAATTTATCTTGAATCTCTCCCTTGTGATAAACATTTCCGTCTTTATCAACAAATTCTGCCATGAATTTCCAACCACGAGGATAACCGGTAGATTTCTTTTCTTCCGGTGGTGGCACCATCATGGCGGTACATTTCCAACAAAGACCATATTGAGAATTTTCATCAACTAAAACTTCTTCATAACATCTTATGCCCTTGAAGTATTTACTTTTTTGGTCATTATTTTGACATATTACATATTTCACGGTGTTATTCCACGACTATATTTTGGTCCTTCATCATAAAAAACTTTTTGCTCTTGTTGTTTTTTCACATTAACATCTTCTTTAATAGGAGATTCATTTAATATACTAACTTTTTCTGTATTTTTCAAACGTTTTGATTTTCTTTTTCTTGTTTCTGACTTTATTTTCTTTACATCAACAATATCACCAAGTGGAACTTCTTCCGTTGGTTCTTCTACAACAAGTTGAGGTTCCTCAAAAGTTTCCTCTACTTGTGGAATAATTACTACGTCCATTCCCTCATCGTACATACCCATTTCCTGTGCAATTTCAGTCAATTCATCAAGGACTACCGTTTGACCTTCAGTTGGGGTTGTTTGTGTAACTGAGTCTGTTATTTGATCATTTACCGGTGTTGGAAATGATTCGACTATATCTTCCAATTCATATTTCTTTTTTTCTTTGTCACTCAAATGATTTGCGGCAATTACCAAACTAACCGCGAGAGGGTCAAATACAATAACAAGAATAAGGATAAACCAATTGACTACATTGTCCATTGGAATACCTGTAATACGACTCAAATAAAGCAGTGGACCGAGTTCTGATGAGAATGTTTCGTTTGATACCGTCAGTTTTGTTGCATCAATCTTTGCGATAGAATCAGAAAGTGCAAATGATTTTTGTGTTAATTGGGACAGTTCTGTGTTCAGAGATTCTGTTGTTTTATCGACGGATGACATACTACGAGAAAGATTACCTGTTCCTCTTTTCTGTGTTAGTTG